CACAGCAATTTATAGATTTTGGAAATAGTACTCCTAATAATGGAGATACAATATTTGATGCTTTTTCAAAAGTAAATTCAAATGTAACAGATTTACAAACAGCAATAATAACTTCCTCTGATTCAGTTTTTAATGAGGTTAAAGTAGGTAAAGGAGCAGGAAATATATTGACTAATACTATAGTCGGTAGAAGCGCATTAGCTTTAAATACAACTGGCTTACGAATTGTATCATTAGGAAATCAATCATTACCTGTTAATACTACAGGAAGTTATAACACTGTTATTGGAGATAGTTCAGCATTTAATAATACTACAGGTTCATATATTACAGCAATAGGGCAAGGTGCTTTGTCTAATAATACTATTTTTAATAATATTATCGGATTAGGGTTCAATAGCCAAGCAACAGCTTCAAATCAAATTAACTTAGGAGATGCCGCAATAACTTCTTTACGTTGCAATGTGCAAGTAATAACATCATTATCAGATGAAAGAGATAAGAAAGATATTTTAGAAATTAGCGAGGGTTTAGATTTTATTTCTAAATTAAAACCAGTGACTTTTACTTGGAATCAAAGAGATGGAAATAGAGTTGATGTAAAATCTGCTGGTTTCATTGCGCAAGATTTATTAAAACTTCAAAATGATTCATTGATAGGAGAAAATTTAGATTTAGTTTCTGAAAATGACCCTAATCAATTAGAAGCAAGATATGCAAATCTTATGCCAGTAATGATAAAAGCAATACAAGAATTAAATGAACTATTAAAATCAAAATAATGGTAGAATTTCCAAACATAGAACATTATAAAGGAGATACGTTTAGAGCAATTCCAATGCAAATTAAATTTAATGGTATTGCAATAGATATTACTAACTATATAATTACAATGCAATTAAAAAAAGAAATTGGAGGAGTTCCTTATTTAACTCTATCTTCAATAGCTAACGCAGGTATAACTATAGTTAATGGTATTATAGGTATATTTGAGATTAATGAACAAATTATAGATATAAAATCAGGAACTTACATATACGATATTGAGTTTAATGATAATAATATAATAGATACATATATAAGAGGGAGTTTTAATATAATAGGAGATGTAACAAATGGATAATATAATTGATATAAATATACCGCAATCTATGAAATCAGTATCATTTGATGTGCAACCTAATTATACGGTTGTAAATGTAAATAAAGTATATGGTAATATACAAAGCGGTAATCTTCAAGACGTTACTGATTTAGGTTATACAACTGATAATCCAATTATGGCTAATGCCTTTATAAAATCTGGAGGATTATCTTCGGAATATTTAATGGCAAATGGCGAAAGTTCATTAGGAATAACTAAGACTTCTCAATTAATAAATGATGGAGATAATGGCATTAGTCATTTTATATCACTAGAAGATTTACCTGCTAACTTAATTTTATATCCTACTAATGTACCAAGTGGTATAGCAGGTTATTCTAAATTAGTAAACAATATAAATGACCCAAGTTATAATACATTAGCTGTAGCTATTCCAACAGGAACAATAGTATCTACTAATCAATTTATAGCAGGGTTAATAACCTCAGCAGGAGTATTAGTAGGAAATCCCGGTCAATTTAATATTACTACAATTGGTAATATAATGAAAACTTCAGGTAATGGAGATGCGGAGTTTTATTTTGAAATATGGAAAAGAACGAATGCTGGAACTGAAATATTAATAGCTACATCAGGAGCGACATTACCTGTAGTTAATAGCGGATATGCAGAATTTAGCGCAAGTGCTTTATGGAATGATGGTACTTGGTTATCTACTGATTACGTAGTAATGAAATTTTATGGCAGTCATATTCACGGAGGAAGTAATCCAAGCTATAACTTTCAATTTGGGGGTTCTACTCCTGTTAGGACATTAGTACCTGTTCCGTTTACAGTTATTCCAAATATAAGTATAACTAACTTATTAGATTCAAACTATGCGATTTTAACAAATGATAAAATAATTGTTACTAGTATTGCTTTAACATTACCTAGAGTAGTTACTTTGCCTTTAGCAAATTCTGTAAATTCAGGTTACGAATTAATAATAGCTGATTTCATAGGAACAGTTACTAGTACAAATACATTGACTATTTCTAAATTAGGTTCTGATACTATTAACGGAATTAATACAGTAGTTATTGGAGCAAGTTATGGTATGAGAAGGTTAATTTCAGATGGTATTAGCAAATGGTCATATGATGGCGGAGTTATGCGGATTTCTGATTATAATTTTAAAACTAACCAACCTATAACAGCTAATATTAATGGAAAATTAACAAGTACTACAACCGATTTAGTAAATAGAAAATATGGTTATACGTTAAGCGATGATTTTGTAACTTTATTGTCTAATAGCATATGGTCTAGGTCTACTATATTATCTGGTACTGGCGCATCTCAACCTTTATTATTAGATGAAAATCACATTGGTGTTTTTTCTTTTGGCTCTTCAGTTACTACTAATAGTGGATATTATATTATCAATTATGGAAGTGCAACAACTGCTAATTTATCTAAATTAATTCCAAATTTGCAAACCGATTTGATTTTTAAATTACCAGTAACGGTAAATTCATTAACTACAATTAGATTTGGATTTACAATAGGTTCTATAACTTCTACCGATGCTGTTTCTGGTGCTTATTTTGAAATAAACGGAAATTCATTAGTTGGTAAAACAGCAAGTGCTTCTGTTAGAAGTAGTACGAGTGTTACAACATTAACCGCTGATGTTTGGTATCATCTAAGAGTTACGGTAGTTTCAACTTCATTAATAAAATACGACGTGTATCTTATGGATGGAACGTTATTCAGTACCCAAACTTTAAGCACAAACATTCCAACGGTTGCGTTAAATAGCATATTAATAGCCACTTGTTCAGATGTAGTAGTATCACAATTAGCTATCGTAGACTATATAGGAATTACATTTCCACCAATGATTCGTGGAGCATTAAATTAAAAAATTATGATAAAATACAGAATGATTTTAGAAGATGGAAGTTGGATTGAAACTATTGATTTAGCTGAAGCAGAATTACAAGGAAATTATATAATTATTAACGAAGAATAAAATGAGTTTACTGACAAAAGCATCTCTAATATTAACTCCAAATGCCTATAAAGCAAATAAGTTATACTCAATTGTACCTTCAAGTGGATTAGGAGATATGACAATTACTAGGTCATCGCCTTATGCTACTAGAACAAATAGTTATGGAGTTATAGAAAATATAGGAGCGAATATACCAAGGTTAAATTATGATAGTATTGGAGGAAATCCATATATTTTAATTGAACCTCAGAGAACTAATTTATTATTAAATAGTGCTACTTTAGCAACGCAATCAGTAACTACAACTGCTACTTCTTATGTTATTTCATTTTATGGAACAGGCACAGTTGCATTAAGCGGAGCTTATGTTGGAACATTAGTAGGTATAGGAACTTCAACAAGAGTTACATTGATATTTACATCAACCGCATCGCCTTTGGCACTAACAGTTAGTGGAAGTTGTACTAATGCACAATTAGAAGCAGGAACCTTTTCAACATCTTATATTCCAACTACTTCTTCAGCAATAACAAGAAATGCAGATATAATAAGTAAAAGTGGAGCTACTAGTCTTATTGGACAAACAGAAGGAGTTTTATATTGTGATTTTATATATAATCATACTCCAAATAACTATCCATCAATTGTTTTATTGGGAACTGCTACTGATAGTATTTATATTTCTGTAGGTATAACAGGATTTTATTATATTGGAGTTAAAAAAGCAAGTGTAAGTCAATTAAATTTTAATAGTTATCCTTTACCCACAATAGGAACAAGAAATAAAGTAGCTATATCTTATAAAGATAGTAATATAAAAGTTTACATTAATGGAGTTTTAAGATTTACTCAGCTATCAGGAACAATACCAACTTGTGATGTAATTAATTTAAGAGATTTAACTTGGGGTGGAGAATATCCTTTAAATTCAGTTCAATTATATAAAACTCAATTAACAGATGCAGAATGCATAACACTAACAACTTTATAATAAATATTTAGTATATTTGTAAAAAAAATATTATGGAAAAAGAACAAGCATTAGAAGTATTATTGAAAGTAGCTGAATTTGCTCAATCAAAAGGAATTTTATCTTTAAAAGATGCGATAATTGTAGCTCAAGCAGTAGAAGTATTAAATATAATAAAAGAATAAAATGAAAACGTTATCAGCACTTACAATAGCTATTACATTATTTTTAATGCCAATATCAGGATTACTTTTTACTATGATAGCTTTTGTAGTTCTTGATACGTTTATTGGAATTTATGTTTCTGTCAAGCTAAATGGATGGGAAAGTTTTAAATCCACAAAATTCTTCAATTTAGTCGTTAAATCGTTCTTCTATTTAGCGTCTATTATTATGGCTTATTTTCTTGATAAATATATGTTAGACGGCTCTTTTATGGGTATTAAATTATTATTATCCAAGGCTATGACCGCAGTATGGATTTTTAATGAAGTTAATTCTTGTGATGAAAATTCAATGAAATTAGGAAATAAAAGTATTTGGGTATTATCGAGAGATTTAATAACCAAATTAAAAACATTAAAAAAAGATTTAAACGAACTAAAGGACTAATGAAATTAGATATAAACGGAATTAATTTAATAGCAGAATTAGAAGGACTTAAATTAAAGGCATATAAGGATTTAGGTGGTATTTGGACTATCGGTTTTGGAAATACATTTTATGCTGATGGTTCAAAAGTAAAAGAAGGAGATGTAGTTACAAAAGAACAAGCTTACTATTTATTTCACTTAATAGCTACAAAGTTTGAAAAAACAATTAACGATAATGTTAAAAAACCATTAACTCAAAACCAATTTAACTCTTTATTTTGTTTTTGCTATAACTTAGGTCAAACTGCATTTATAAATTCCACTCTTTTAAAATTAGTTAATATAAATCCAACTGATGCTAATATAGCTAAAGAGTTTTTAAAGTGGAATAAAATAGCAAGAGTAGAGTCTAAGGGATTAACTAATAGAAGGATTAAAGAATCTGCATTATATTATACTAAAATATTATTTGTTTTATTCTTATTAACATCTTGTGGTACTCGTAAGGTTCAAAAATCTGATACAACAGAAGATATTAAAGCAGAAGTAAACGTAAAGGTTGAAAATAATATTAAAAAGTCAAGTGATAGCTTTACGGAAGTAGTAGATAATTCTGAAATTATAACAATTGAAGCAATTGATACTATTAATCCACTCATAATAGGTGGTGTAACATACAAAAACGCACGTTTAAGCTACGTTAAAAATAAAATAAGAACTAATACTACATCTAAAGAAACAGTTGTAGATAAAGGCTATACGAAGGTTAAGGAACAAATTAAAGTAAATAAGGAACAGATTAAAGTAAATAAGGAACGTACTACTAATCCATTATTGTATTTGATATTTCCATTAGTTATAGGTATTATGCTTATATTTGGTAAAAAATTCTTATAATATGAAAAAAAATTCAAATAGAAGATATAGATTAGATAATTCTACAGCCAAAAAGATTGGTGCTACTCTAAATAAGAGTAATCGCTATATGATTAGTGCTTCTCAAGAGAAGAAACTTATCAATATAAAAAAAAAATAATGAAAAAAAACGACGAAAGAAGGTATCGATTTAGTTTTCAAATTGCAAATAAAGTAGGAGTAGTCATAAATAAAAGTGGTAGGTATCGACTTACTAGAGAACAAGAAAATAAATACTTCGATATTGTTCAAAACCAAGAGCATATTAAAAGGCTTTTCTTCGATATTGAAACTTCACCAAATATTGTTTACTCTTGGAGAACTGGTTGGAATCTTACTATTCATCCTGAGAGTATAATAGAAGAACGTAAAATTATCTGCATATCATATAAGTGGGAACACGAAGATAAAATCCACAGGCTTACTTGGGATAAAAATATGTGTGATAAGAAAATGTTACAAGAATTTATATCGGTGGCTAATAAGGCTGATGAAATGATTGCTCATAATGGCGACAGATTTGATATTAAGTGGATTAGAACACGATGTATCTATCATAGAGTACAAATGTTCCCTGCTTATAAAACTCTTGATACATTAAAGAAAGCCAAGTTCGGATTTTTATTCAATTCCAATAAATTGGATTATATCGCTCAATATTTAGGAGTTGGAGCAAAAGTTAAGCATAGTGGATTTGATATGTGGAAAGAGGTTATGAAAGGTAATCCTGATGCATTAGAAGAAATGGGTGTTTATTGTGATGGAGATATAGTTGTATTAGAGGATGTTTATTTGACAATGCAGAACTACATTAAACCAAATACTCACGCAGGAGTTATAAACGGAAATCTAAAATATTCTTGTTCTGTTTGCTCAAGCGAAAATACCAAATTACTTAAAAATAATGTTACTGAATTGGGAACTATCAAAAGACTAATGGAATGTCAAGATTGTAACCACGTTCACGAAATTAGTAATTCAGCTTATAAACTTCATTTAGAAATGAAAGATAAGTATTAGTTGCCTCGGTAGGATAGTAAAAAAATTAGTTGCCTCGTTGGGTGTAAAAAGAATAAAACCCCACTAACATTTATGTCAGTGGGGTTTCTTTTTTAATGAAGTTGTAGGGGTAAAAAACCACACTCATAAGTACTCATTCCCTATTCTGCCCGATAGGACTTAGCGTTCGTGAGAAGCCAAATTTCTCCAACACCTGTTACTATACATATTTGACATCAAGTAACCGTTGATGTTGTAGAAGGACTCGAACCTTCATCTACGCTTTACCGAGCGTATGCTACCATTACACCACACAACAAACTTTATATGGCAGTTCAGTTATCTGCTACGTTTACTGACTTTTAAGCTACCTGTGCAGAAATCGCACCATATTTTTATTTATAATCTTATTCTTATTTCATCTATAACTCTTTGCAAGGAATCTAATCCTTTTTCATTCTTAATCCAAATAACTGTATTATCATAGATGTTATCAAAATCTTCAACATCACTTCCAAAATCCTTGTTATCTACTCTACCAATATGAAGTCCTTGTGTTTTGGTATTAGAACACTCTATTGCTCCAAATGTAATTTCTCCTAATCCACAGATATATTGTTTATCTACTTTCATTACTGTTTGCTTAGCCATTCTTCTCTTAGTTTTTTAATTAATAATTTTGCTTCTTTTTCCAATTCTAATGGTATGCGCACCTGAATTACTTTGAAATCATAATCCAATAGCTTACGACCTGCTCCAACTCTGTTTCCTCCTTTATTCATTTTCTATTAATTTATAAATATATTCTAATAATTCTATTTCTCTTAGTTGACTTTCAATTAAGTATTTAGCTCTTTCGCTATCGACTTTCCAAAACTGATTAACGTCTAAATCTTGCTCTGCTACTTTAATCATAGCTCCTATTTTATTTAATGCTCTTTCCTTCATAATCTTCTTTATAATCTGTCCATACATTTACTTCAAATCCAATATCTCTCAACTGCTTTATCCTTATCTTTTGTAATTCACTTAAAACTCCTTTTGGTTGTTTAACTTCTATAAATTGGCAAATTCCATCTTTTAATGCTATTAAATCAGGTATTCCATTCATTGATGTTTTAATCAATTTAATTACAGTCCAACCATCCTTTTCGAGATTAAACTTAATTTTAGTTTGAATTGCGCTTTCTAACATTTCAATTCAGCTATTTGTCTTTCAAGTTCTGGTTTTTGATTCTCAAGTGCTATTGTCTTTTCAGAATTATCAGTTTTAAATCTAATTCTTGAAGTTCCGTTTCCTAAAGTAACCCATTTTTCTGAACCTGTATGATAAAATTCTAATTCATCTGAACTCCATTCTTTAGGAATATTACTTTCTAATATCTCAGAATAAGTTTGGAATTCACTAGAATAAAGTCTAACCACAATTCCATTATGATTAATGATATAAATAGTTCCACTATCTGATTTCCACATAGTATCTAAATTTACTTTTGATAAATCTACAATATATCCATATGAATCTTGTACTATTAATGCATCTTTAAAATACTCTTTTACTTGTTCTATTTTCATAATTTCTATTTGTTTGTTTGACAAATGTACAACTCTATTTCTATTTCCGCACTATCTTTTTCAACTATTTTTATAAATTTATCAAAATAATCAAATTCAAACTCTATAAAACCTCCTGACAGCACTTTAAAGCTATAAATCCAATGACTTTTTTCTGAATTAGAGGCTTTATCCCACATTGGTTTTCCAACTTTACTAATACCACTCCAACGAATTTCTTTACCTAATGGTGTTTTCTGTACACTGAAATCTAGCCAATATTTAATTTTCTGAACTTGTATATATCCTTTATCCATCTCTTCTAAAATTTGATAATGTATAATTCTTTTTATCCATTACTGATTTATAAATATTATCTTCAATGCCTCCTTTTGCAAATATCCAATAAATATCATTGGTTTGTCTTTCCATTGTAGTAAGCCTATCTCTTGATTGCCAATAACTTGTAGCTGAAAAATCAATGTTATAATAAACTAAATACTTAGCCTTTTTTAAACTTATACCTTCACGACCTGATACAATTTGTAAAGCTATACATTTATAAGTTGAATTAAATTCATCTAAATCCTCTGTTAGAATATCTCCATAAACAGATTTTAAAGCGTTTAATTCTTCTTTAAATTTGTAGAATATCGCTATTTTATCGCTATTAAACTTTTCTTTAATAAATTCTGCCTTGGAATAATCAATTACTTTGGAAGTTCCATCCTCAAATTTGCAAGTTCCTGATGATAATTGATGAACCTTTTGCATTAACTTAACTCCAGTATCTCCTAATATTAATCCACCTTTTCCATCAACTACTTTGTCACGCTTTAGTCTTTTTATGATTTCATAAGTTATAGATTGCATATCACAATATAAAATATGTTCGTTTACAGTAGATGTAAATCCTGCTTCCGCTTGAGTAAAAGTAAGGATATAAGGCTTAACCTTTTCCATTATTTTTGATTCAATTCCATCTTTATAGACTTTTACTCTTGCGTACCCTAGATTTTGTTCTGTTACATTAACATAGTCATTTGCCCATCTATAAAAAGTAGCATATTCCTTAAATGGAGTGCTATTTGAAACCTGTAACTGATGATACCATTGAGAGAACGATTCAGGAGTTGGTGTTCCTGATAAAAATATCATTGGAACTTTGCAAAACCTTTTTCGTATATCCTTTTGGTATTTACTTGATTTTGGAAATGCTGATAATCCGTGAGCCTCATCTAATATAATTATATCAAAGTCATTCTCTTCAATCGTGTGTAAAGATTCTTTATTTATAATAGTTATATCATATAAATATCCAACATTATCATAATCAGATTTTATTGAAGTAAATGCCTTAATCTTTGTAATAAATAGAACATTTTTAGCTCCATAATTATAAGCAGTTTCAAGAGCGGTAATAGTTTTTCCACAGCGGACTTGCATCGATAAATAAACAAAACCTTTTTCTCTTAATATAACAAGTGCTTCTTTAGCTATTCTTTCTTGATAATCTCTAATTTTAAACATAGTATCTGTTTTTTAATACATTATAAATAGTAGATATATCAACATTATATTTAATTGACATTTCTTTTATATTTCCTTTTCTTCCTAATATTGCATTTAATCTAATAAACTCAACTTGATTATTATTTAATTTTCTAATTGGATTTATTTTACCTAAAACATTATAAGAATGTATTTCGTTTTCTGAATGACTACACCACTCTAAATTAGATAAATTATTATTCAATCCATTTCCATCAATATGATTTACACAAAGTTTTTGTTTAGGATTCTCTATAAAATAAATTGCAACTAATCTATGAATTAAAAATCTTTCTTGAATATTGTCTTTACTTAAAGTAACTCTCAAATATCCTTTAACGCTTTCTTTTTTTAATACTCTAATTTTTGAGTAATTATTACTTCTTACGTTTCCGTAATTAGATACTTCATAATTTTCAAAATTGTAAATTGTTTTCCATTCTTCCATAATAAGCAAAAACCTGCACATCAAAAGGTCGTAGTCTTTATCAATGCAGGAATTTAATAAAATTTTTAGTTGTAGCTACGACTCTACTGATACAAATATACAAAAAAATAATTAAACTTCCATCGATAGATAAACAAATCCACATTCTTTTAGGATTTTAGTAGCTTTTTTAGCTATTTCGTCTTGATAAGGTCTTAATGTTAACATACTTTATTTTATTAAGTTTTGCGCCATCTCTGTTAAATAGTGAATCCCTTCATTACCGTTCTGACCAATAGCCTTCATTCGTTCGTCAGATTTTTCTTCATCATAAACATCTTTTACAAATTGACCGTTTTCCATTTTGCCTGTTCTCTTTGAGATTACATTGTAAGCAGATTCAAGACAAGATTCTAAACTTAAACCTTGCATTTCTGCTTGGATTATGATAGTTACTAAAATATCTCCTAAAGCATCTTCTATTTCATCTCTATCATTGTTCTCAATAGCTAATTCAAGTTCATTGACCTCTTCTATTGTTTTTAAACATTGTGCTGTTGGTGTCCCATTCTGTAGAATACCTTTTTTCCTACCCCATTCAATAACTAATCCCTCTAATTCTTGATAATTTTTCATTTTATTTGTTTTTTAACTTCTTGGTAATAAATATAATCTTCGTACTCTAAGTTTTTTATACTTAATATCTCATCAACTGCTATTAACGCTGCTTTTTTAGACTGATATTTATCATAGTTAGTTATACTATTGTATTTACTAACTAATTCTTTTGCTTTTTCTTTTGGTGTCATAATCCTTTTTCTTTTTTATAGATTTCTAATAATTGTTTAATTGTTAATTCTCCCATATCTTGATAAGTCAATGAATCTAAATATTCTCCAAATCTGATAGCAAATTCATTTCTTTCATTTAGTAATTGAGTTTCACACTCTTTTACATTAATTTTTCCTATATCGAATAAATGCAATATTTTTCTCATTGTATTAGCTCGTCTATGTTAATATTATACTTTTCAAGTATTTCTCCTATTGTTTCTGACATCTTTTCTATTCCGACAAAAATTCCTTCAGATTGAAGTGACATATTACTTTCTTCTTCTCTTTCTAATTTTTTTCGTAATTGTAAAATATCAAATAATGCACAAGCCATAGCTAATGATTTATTTACCCTTTCAAACTCTAATGTATCATCTGGATTAGATAGGTCGAATATTAATTTTGCTTTCATCTTATTGTTATTTTTTTATGTGTTATTAAAATTTCATTTACTACTTTTAAAGTATCTCTTATGGCTTCTTTTATAAGCTCCTCTTGGTCTTTATCAGTATTTTGCCAACCGTAATTAGCTTCTAATTCTTTAAATACTTTTGTTACTGTTATTTTCATAATCCATCTATTTCAAAATCAATACCATTTAATAAATATGTTCCTCCCAACGGTTCTTTAACGATAACTTTAAGACTAAAATCTAAATTATTTTCACGAATATCTTTAAAATCTTTTATCTCACTATCTTTTCCATAATAATCTCTTATTATTAATAGGGCATTTTCTCTATCAGAAGCTACCCCTATTACCATTCTTTCTTTATCCGAGTAATCATATTCTATGATTACAATTACCATTTTATTTTTCATAATTCAAATGTATTACTTTTACTTTGATTAAACTAATATATCTCTTCATTTAATTTTTTATAATATGCTTCTGATGCATCAAAGTCATTCTCAAAATACCCTATATGAATTGTTTTACCATTTATAGTTATTCTACTTCTCCATTTTTTCATTGTATTGTGCCAACAGACACCTACATAATTAGAAGTTGACTTTATATGTTTTTTATTTGTATTTTCTCTAGTGGTTACTATCTCTAAATTATTTACATTATTATTAGTTTTATCAAAATCAATATGATTAATAACAAGTTTATGCCCACATATTTTGTGATTTAAAAATGATTCAGCTACTAACTGATGGACTTGAATAGTTTTTATCTTTTTATCCTTATATATATTTATTTTACAATACCCATTAAGACTTATACTTTGTTTTAATATTAATTCTTTATTATTTTTAATATTCCCTAAATTTGATATTTTATATAATCCTTCATATCCTTTAATATCTTTATATACTTCTTCCATAATTTCTAATATATTTGTTCTTCTTCTATTTTATTACCATCTTCAATCATAAACCAATAACATCCGTTACTTTTATCAGATGAATATTTGAAGTTTTTATAGTTAGCGTACTTCTGCATCCAGATCTGGAATCGCTTGCTTGATAAATTGTAGTTTTTCCAATCAGGATATTCTCGTTTGAAATTATCAAGATAAACTGTTTTATCTAATCTTACATTCATAGGAACATTTTCATTATCAGTTACGTATTCATTGAAAGCAGAATCAGTTTCAGCAATAAACTTACGCTCTTTAATATTCTTAGCATTTTGTGCTATAAGACCAAACTTTAAATAAACCTGTAAACAATAAACCATATAATTATCAAACCTAGAAAACTCAGCTAAATCCCAATCATCAAATAACTGGTGTCCAAATTCATCTATTGGATTCAAATGCTTACCGTAGTACTGAGCTATCTCAACTTCCCATCTACGTCTATCATGTGAGTTTCCTTCTCCTTTAATTGCATAATTAGTTGATATAACCATCTTTGGAGAATCTTCTACACTTAATTTAATAGCATCTTTATTCTTACGCTCCAATGTCATTCCTTCAGTAACTAAACTAAATTTATGCTCAAAGTTGAAATTCTTTACAACATCATCAAATACTAATACCTGAGTTTCTGCACTTAAAGTTTGGTATGCAAATGATTTTTTATCATCAAATGTTTTACCATCCAATATAGATACGTTTCTAATTTTACAAATTCCCTGTACAAATAAACCTTTACCTGTCCCTCCTTCAGGATTGTCACTAATAACCTCATCATTAAGAATTACTGCTTTATTATTAGTTTTGTTCTTATAAGATGATAGCAAATATCCAACTACAGATTCTAATGGAAGTGGTTCATTACTTGCTATATTAGATATAAATTTCTGATATTCATTAGTATGCTCCTCTAAAACTATAAAATCTCTATTTATTATCTGCTTTTCCCAAATATATCCTTTTATGTCAATATATTGAATAAGTTGAGCATAATCTTTAGTTACTTCAAGTATTCCATTATTATAAGCTATATAAGAACAATCTTTAGTATCCTTTAGCATTAAAAACTCAACAGTTTCAAGCATCAATAGGTATTGTTCGCTAAACATATTATTGTTTTTAGAACAGTAAATCCACACTTCAATCTCTTCTCTTTTCATTAAATAACTTAATACAAAGTCTTTAATCTTTTCAATTGAAGTTTCTACAACCTTATTTTGTTTTACGTGAACCAATGTTGGTACTTGAGCATCGTGAGGAAAGTACTTCTTAAACCCATTTTTCTCAAGAAACATTTTATATTTAAGTGAGTTTACTTCAACCTTTCCTTTATCATTAATCCACCAAAATACAGCATCTTCATCATCTTGCTTTGTTTTATCATAAACTTCCTCGGAAATACCAAATTCCTGCATTACTGCCTTCTTGCCATTCTTTAAACTTGACTTAATTCTATCAATTTTAACATAATCCTCAAAGAACTTAGAATCGAATTGTCGTTTGGCATAAGCAGACTTAACTGTAGTTCTTGTTTCCTGCTCAGAGAAATCTCCTATTACAATATTATTAAAGATATATCCTTCAGCAGTATAAGCTGAAATTCCATATTCACAAAATGCTCCTGCTATATCAAAGATAAATGCATTTCGTTCTCCATCATTAAAACCTCTCTTCCAATTGAAAGCCATAATCTTATCAATAATCTTGCCTTCATCAGTAAGTGGAAGCATTGGAACTTTTTCAGATAACTTATAACCTTCATCGAATAATTCAGTATCGAATAATTCTGCATCATAATTTGTGTAAATATTCTCATCATAAGATTCAAAACAAACTCTATCCACGTTACAGTTGGCAATATCAAAATATTCACTTGGGAATTTCTTAGAGAAAGCTTTAAAGTATTTTGGATGTGATTCTTTTGTAGCTACAGGAATCCTAACAACTCCTTTTATACCATTGCCACTTGGAGATATGAATAGTAAACAAAAATGTTTATTCTGCTTCAATTCTTCCAAATGTATGTTAATTGATTCATTATCGGGGTATTTGTCGTAATCTACAACCATTAGTCCTGAATGTGCTACTAAAGAATTGGAATTTCTCTCTGTAAATTCTCCTGCAAATAAGATACAAGGAAGTGTGTTTTTCTTACTCTTATCCCCACTTCTTATTTGTTCGATAGTAGTCTTTGATTTACCACTTTTAATACGCTCTACAACATCTTCTATTGACATTGGATATGGAATATCTTTTGACTTAAATAAGTCCTTAAAAACGCTTATTTTAATGTTTTTCATAATTATATATTTTTAAATATGTGAGCTACTATATCTACTGTCCAAGAATTTCCTAAAGCCTTATATCTTTGTGTATTACTTACTCCCTCTGTATAATTATCAGGAAACGTTTGAAGTCTTTCACATTCTAACGGAATTAACTTTCTTGCAAACTCTCTTTCATAATCGAATACTTTTGCTTGATGATTCCCTCCAGTAATTGTGGTAAGACAAGGACTTTTTCCAAACTCATCATATACTCGTTTAATATTATCATTTCCATTCATATTTAATACGGCTATCTTTTGACATTTGTCATATCTAATAACTCCATAAGGAACTCCTTTATACATATTAGCAGTAAGACAAGCAGACTTTCCATTTATTAAGTTTCTATGGTATTCCCATCTTTGTTTACCGTTTCTTAATCTGCTCATATAATCTATAGCTTCATAGCTTAAATAATACTTATCTTCTACAGTTTCTTCCAAAATATCTGATAATACCAACTTCTTATCTGTTGGTTGTTCTATCCCTTCTATGTTAGTCCAATAATACCTAACTCTATTTTGAGCTGAAAGAAGTGAACTATTTATAATAATAGGAGTTACTCCAACATAATCTGATATTACATCTTGATACTCTTGTTTCATTCTAACATTTTCCAATAGAAATTTAACATTAGGATTTAACATTTTAATATGATTTAAAATATCAGAAAACTCAAAGAATAATTTACTTCTCTCATCGTCAAAGTTTAATTGCTTTCCTGCGATACTAAATCCTTGACAAGGACTTCCTCCAATTACCAAATCAATAGTAGTTAAATCTATATCCCACTCTTTCCAATTTACTATACTACCCATTTGGATTGTATTAGGATAGTTTTTAGTTGTAACCTGAATAGCATATTTATCTATTTCACTTGCGTAGTAGTTATCTACTTTAATTCCTGCTTTTTCTAAAGCAACTTGACCTGCCGATATACCATCGAATAAACTTAATACATTCATAATTAATTAAATTAAAAAAACCTCAAGAGAAAAGGCATCCACTCCAAATCTCTCAAGGCTCTTGTTGGTTATAAAACCAATATGCTTTTTTATAGGTGGATGTTCTACCTGACAAAAGTAATACTTTTATTTTAATATACTACTATAATATATAATAAATAAATAAAAAATAATTCTTGTAAGAATTTGGAGTGCCTAAAGTGCTTAAATAATTTTATTTTTTCAACTTTTTTTTCATTTTATGCTTTTGTGTTTTGGGGGTGTCTAAAAATCAACAACATTTAGGCACTTTAGGCACTCTAAATTCCTACAAGAAAAATGTTAAAAGACTAAAATATGTATAATCCTACAAGTTCGCATGTATAATCGGATTTATAATAGCTACTACAAATACATATGGATATAAATATCCATAAATAGAAAAAACCCCTAACTAAATTAATAGAAAGGGGTTTGTCCAACAAAAAAGAAATGATATACAAAACAATCTAATAAGCCAACTCTTCTTCAGGCTCTATTTCTTCTTCGGCTTCAGCAACAACTACATCAGGTTTAACTAAATAAGCGTTTAAATAAGCCTCTAATTCATTATAAGCCACATCTGCTAAACTTCCTTCTTCATCAGTTAATACTTCTCCTAACACAGCGTTTGGAGTTGAATAAGTAACTGAACCTTTTTTACCTGCAATAGCTTTGTCAATAACTGACCATTGATTAGCTAATTTATTTCTATTAGCCTTAGTAAATTCTCCCCAAGCTTGAACAGCACTACCTTTCAATTGGATATTAGCTAAATCTCCATTCTCTAACATAATATAAACAGACTTGATATAATGACCTCCTGCCATTTTTACAACATCTTTAATAGCTGAATATAATCCTTTTGCAATTGGATTACCTTTGAATGGCTTAACATTCAATTCCTGAGTAGATAAGAACTTAACTTCATTAGAATAAATTCCACTTGCGTTTGAATCGCTCCAACCTTTAATCGTACTTAACTCTTCTAATACTACAAACTTCAATGGAAGTTGTACATTTACATTTACTGCTTTTTCCTTATCGTAATAAGAAAAACATTTATCTTTTGATTTCCATTCAAGAAATCTTGTACTTGGATTTTTTAATCCGCTTGCGAAAACCTTAGTTCTATTTGAACTCATAATATTGTAATTTAATTGGACTTGAAATTAAGATGCTCAAGACGTACATCGATTATTAATATTTGGTAAATGTAATACTTATTTATTTATTATGCAAATTTAAGTGCAATTATTTTACGATAAACATTTACGACTGATTCCTTGTTAACTCCTCTTTTGTAGTAGAAATCCATAATTCTATTTATTCTTTGTTTCGGACTTAATTGTTTTTTCATATACGTATATAAATTTTTGCTTTCCTTTTATTATTCCATTGCAAGAATTATAGATAGAAAAGATGCTTACATTACAGAATTTTGCAGCTGACTTAACTGAAACATATTTTTTACCAGTAATTGTATTTTTTATCTTTCTATCAATATCAAAATATTCACTTCTCTTTTTCTTGTTAGTTCTGATTCTTTCCAACTCATCAAAATCCTTCTCTGTCCACTTAGGTCTTGGCAAATCCCAAAGTTTTGAAGTTTTATTTCCTGCTTCAAATAGAATCTTGCTTATTTCTGAATTTCTCATACTGATTTTACGTATTTCCCGTTAGAATCCAATAGAAGTCTTACATCAAACTTAACATCATAATCCGAAACAACCTTATTAAGAATTATATTAACATCAGTATATCCTTGGAGATACATCATTAATTGATTCTTTGTTAATTCTGGTTTATGTTTATTGAAATCAAACTTATCTCTATAATAAATATAAATTAATTCAATAGGACTTGATTCTTTAAATTTGATGTATTCTTCTCTTGTCATCTTACAAAGGTACTATAATTTAACAGTTATTTTACCAGTAGTGCAACTAAGCTTATGGATACCATTAAATTGACCGCAATATCTACACTTCATTTCCCAAAGCTCATCACAATTTCCTTCTGCATCCATTGGAACTTTAGCAAACCAAGACTGTCTATGTGAACTTGTTATTGCACTATATCTGTAACAAAACTCTTTTTGTTTACAGCCTACACCTGTGCATTTACTTATATCTGCCATTTTAATCTAATTTATTTGCTATCCATTCAAAAATAGCTATTAATAAATATCCAACTCCAATTCCTTCTAACGCTCCTTTTAATACTAATTTAAGAATTTCCATTTTATAAGTTTTTTAATTGGTTTTGCAAATCTAAAATTTTACTTTCTAATTCTTGCTTTTTTATTAGATTAGCGGGTTTAATTCTTAGTTCAATATTTGGATTCACCAAATCTTTCCATTCATCAGAATCTTTATTTAAATACTGTAATTCACTTCCTTTAAATATCCTTTCAGTTTCGATTCCACAAGCATTTAAGAATATTTCTTCATTCCAAGTTTCATGTATATTTTCAGTCCAAATTGATACATAATATTTATCTAAATTTGTTATAATACCTATTTTGTATCCATTTGTTAAATAATTTGATTCATTAAAATCAGTTATACTTGTAATTTCAATTCTTACTAATTTATCCTTAACCGTATCAAATTGTTCTTGAGTGCATTTCATTGCTATTGCTTTTTTCATTATTTCTTTAGATTTTTAGTTATTTTTTCAATATATGCTTCTTTTATACTTATTGCTTCTTTAAGTCTTTCCTTAATTAAGTCAATCATAACTTCATCACGTTCAACAACTATAAGATGATAAAATTCTTCTCCCATAATAATACAGTAATTAAAGAAATATGCTCTTACTGAATTACTACACATCATCTGCATCTGCATCTGAGCTATATATTCCTTATCAATATTTTCATCAGCCACAATCTTAAAGAACTTAGTTGCTCTTGGACACTTAATCTCAAGAATTGCATCTTTTCCAACTACTCCATCAGGAGAAGCTCCAGCGTGTTGTCCATAAGGAAACATAAACGATTCAGTAGCTTCAGGATAAAGCTCTTTAAATTTTGCAAAAGCCAATGGTTCTAAGTCAATTCCCCTTTGCATGTCAGCTCCTTTATAACTATCCTCAACCTGACCGTACATTTGCTCAATTGCCTTCTCAATTGCATAGGTTTCTCCCGTTTGACCTAATCCTTTAATTCCTAATAACTTGTGGATAGAACTAGCGGTAAATTTTCCCCATCGGTCTTTAAACCATTCTTCACTTCTTTGGGTTGCCTCGTTGGGTTGCCTCGTTGGGTTGCCTCGTTGGGTTGCCTCGTTGGGGTAAAATTCTTCTAAATGCTCTAATGCTTTTTGTCTATTACTAATCATTTGCTAAATTTTTTAAACGTTTACTTATTAATTTATACGCTTCTTCAAATTCTTCTTTAAATAAATAAGCTGAATTTTTATAGTATTTAGCTCCTTCTATTGCTTGATTCTCAATCGATACTATTTCTGCCCATTTACCTTTGGAATATACGTAAACACCTCCAATACATAGAACATCATTTCCTTTTAAATAGTAATTATCTGCATCTGAAATCTGTTCTGATTTAAGTGCAAAATCAATATTTGTATTATCAATATAAACTCCTTTAACAAACCCTCTTTCTTTAGCTTCTTCCATTAAAGATTTTTCGGTTGGATGCTCTATAATTTTTGCCCATTTACCTTCTTTATACATCAATAAACCATTAAAATACATATCATTTGTTGATGGATAATATTGCATATAAGCACTTTCCATATTTAATGATTTTTCAGTGTTATAAGAACTTAAATCCTTAACAAAATCTCCAGTTTTATATCTTCTTCTAGCTTCTTTTTCAAGCATATCTTTAACTTCTTTATCTGAGGCTGATACCCAATAATTAGAAATTATGCTCCAATAATTACCCCATATAACATCATTACTTCCATATCCTTTCTCATTATCCTTATATACTATAAAGTTATTATAAAATTTATGTTTGTACCATTGACCAACTTGTAAATCAAAAAACTTTGGGTCTAATGCTAAAATTCTTGCTTTTTCTTCTTGTGTAATTTTCATTTTAATAATTGTTTAATTTCTAATAATTTTTTTGACACGTAGTCATTTTCTGTTGTTGAGAAATAATCAATTAGATGCTCAACTCTTTCATCTATTTCATCTAATAAGTCAAATGTATCTCTGACTTGAACCTCTTCTGATTCTACCTCTATTTCATTAATAGGGTTATTAGGATTGTAATCATCATAGGTATCTAACATTTTGCTTTCTGTTTTTGTTGTTCTTCGTACTTTCTTTTTGCTTCTATAGCTTCAGATTTGTGTTCTGCTGGTGTTTTGTGAATCCAGTTTTTCATTTTTATTATTGTTTTAAATATTGAGTACAAATATATAACCTTTATTTGAATAAACAATACTTTTATTGAAATTCTTTTCCGTGTTCGCTAATTATTTCCATCGTAACGTTTATTTCTTTCTGCTTCTTAAACTGGGAACAGAATTGTTCAATATCCTTGAAGTAAGTCCCTGAACTTGTACATTTTGTAACAGAAACCAATAATGCTGAAAACTTAACAAACATTATAGTTTGCTTTGGAATAGTTCCAATAACTTTTATATTAATTTTCATTGATAATATATTTAAAATCATTGTATAATTTAGGATATTGTCCATTCATCATACCATAGAACTTACATCTCTTGATATTATTATCTTCATAGCAAGCCTTACCATTGAAATAAATCTTACCATCACTAATTCGCATTACCTTTTTATCTTGGCTTTTACCATAGGCTTTTTTAACTTCGTATCCTTTGTTTACACTGTCCAATTCAACCCAATCAAATAAGGTAAACTTACTTACCATTTTATTCCATAGATAATGGCTATTATCTTTTCTAAGAATATCTGCAACCTCTAATACTTTCATCATAATTTCTCTATTTCTTGTTTAACTTCTTGCCAATATTCAATATTACCATTATGTTTTATATCCCATTTAAACTCTTTAATCATTAAGTTTAATATCTCATCAACTGCTATTAATGCGCATATTTTAGCAGATTCAATATCTTCAGTCCAATCATAATCAGCATACAATCTCATTGTATGTTCTTCATATTTATTTACTAACTCTATTGCTTTTTCTTTAGGTGTAATCATAATCTACTTTTTACTATTATACAATCTCTCTTTATAAAATAATTAATTACTCTTGTACAGGTCGAGTACCTTATTCCTGTTATTTTTGCAACCTCAACGCAACTTCTTTTCCCTAACCTTACATAAGCCTCAATAATCTTAACTTGCTCTTTATAGTTATCTGGATTTGATAGAATAGGGTCGCTTGGATTTATATGCTTCTTATAAGATATTTTATCGATTTCTTGTTGAGTAAAGTAATGTGTTAATATCCTCTTTTTACCTTTTATTCCTAACTTATCAAATCTATAAACTATCGTCCTCCTAGACAATTTTAAATCTTTAGCTATTTCACTTATTGGTTTCATTTGTAATTGTTGAATATTATTTCATTTTCTGATTCGTTATTTTCCATTCTTTTCAGGAGAGTTTCTTTAATAATATCATTTACATTATTTAATATAAATAAAGATTGTTCTGTCGTGTGATTTTTTAAAATAATATCAACACATCCTTTAATTTCGTCGGTTTTATCTTCCTTGAAGATATTTTCAAACCAATTTGTTATTTTGTTTTTCATTTTATTTAATTTCTTCAAACCATTCTTTATGCAATTCTTTTCCAGACTTTAAGACTAACCTGTTTAATTGATTTTGTCTTATTGTCATTCCTAAATCTAAGGCATCTAAAGTCATTTTAAACACTTCATTTTCACTATACATTTTTTCTTTTTTAGGTCTGCCCCCAAAGTAAGCATCTGCTAAGTCATTAAATTCTTTCATTGATAATAATTTTTTCATAATTCCTTTTATTCGTTGGGTATTTTTAATAATACGTTATCTACTTCAATTTGTAATTCATATCGCAATTGCATCAAAGCTCTTTCTACAATTGGAATAATCTCTTCAGCTTGTATTCGTTTATAGCTTAATGCTTTGATAAGAACTGTTTTCTTTTTGAATATTAAATACTTCAATGCTGTATCGTACATTTGCTTCCTATTTCTATTTAGCAATTCATAATTAGTATCGCAAGAACTTAATAAAATCTTATTGTTTCTAATTATTTGCTTCAAATCTATTTCTAACTCTTCCATATTCTCTTTTCGTATGCTAGTTCTTCTCTTAATAAATCTATTTCGTTAATCATCTTTTTAACTGGATTAATCAATTCTCCAAGTATCCACTCTAAAGATAGGTCTAAGTTATTTATAATCCAATGCCTTGCATCTGATATGTTTGTGGCTTCAAATGTATAATGACCTCCTATTTCTGATGTTGCGTAAAATGTTTTCATATTAAATTCTCTAAATCTGTTAATTTTATTTCGTTTATATTCTCTTTTAAGAAATCTATTTTCATTTGATTTACCATTCCAAATTGCTCATCATTAATATCTAATAATAATTCCATAAATTCTTTTATTTCTTTTTCGTCTCTTCTTCCGTATCTGTATTCAAGCTCATTTAGTAAATCATCTAAATCAAATTTATCCATATCTACATCTACATATATTTTTGCCATATCTTTATTAATTAGATTTGCCACATAAATTGCTTCCTTAATCTAAGTACAAATGTATATATAAATGTTTGATATAAATAATATTTTAACAATTATTTAACACTTGGGTTGCCTCGTTGGGTTGCCTCGGTAGGTTGCCTCGTTTGGTTGCCTCGTTTGGTTGCCTCGTTTGGTTGCCTCGTTGGGTTGCCTCGCTGGGTTGCCTCGCTGGGTTGCCTCGCTGGGTTGCCTCGCTGGGTAAAAAGCAGAAAATCACAAAATGTTACAAAAATCACAAAATGTTACAAATACAACATTGTTACAAATCAAACAAATCCTGTGCAAATTGTTACAAATATAACATTGTTACAAATCAAACAATTTGTTAAATTTATCTTAATTCTATAAACCCTACCAATTTAGTAGGATAAGGGCCGCCAGATCTGGAATCCTATAAACCCTAGCGAATTAGTAGGATAAAGAAATTTGTTATTAAGGCAAAAATAGGGCAAAAATAAGCTAAAATCGATTTTAAGGCATATTTAAGCTATTGTTTTTATCAAAATGTATCAGTGTATTAAAATAATGTTTTTATCGATTTAAAGCAAAATCCCAGTCATAGCAAGGCTTCCAGGCCTAGTCCTATTCTTACATTTGTAAATAGTTTAATAAATTTGTTAATTGTATAAGAATAATATAATAAATATGTTAATTTATTAAAGTAAAAACTAATTTATGTTAAAGTTTAATAAAGGTAGTATTTTAATCAAATAGTGTTCATATATTTGCACCGTAGTAAAGAAGTAAAATTTTACGGTAACTACTAATAACAATAAAATGAAAAATTTAAACAATATAAATGGAATTTTAGGAATACTTTTTTTTGGGCTTGGCTTCGCTTCATTGTGTACGCTTAATAATATTAAAGATATTAATTTGTCTTTTATTAGTATTTTTTTAGGCTGCATTTATACCAGTGTTTTTTTATACGTAGAGAATAAAAATAATTAAAATAAAGTATTGTTTATATCAATTATATAACTATCTTTGACCCAACAAATAAAAACAAAAAATAAGATGAAAAATTTAAACGCAATTATTTTCGTAGTAGTAGTAATAGTATTAGTTTTAGCGGTTCACTTTTTAAGCGCACCCATTTATAGATAATTTAATAACAATTTAACAACAACAAAAAAAACAATTATGGAAACTCAACAATTAAGAAACGCAATTATTAGTATTAATTTAGATTATTGTACTAAAGAAGAATTTACAAACGGAGATGTTTTTGAAAACAACGGCTTTTATTATTCATTCGGTAACTTTGTAATTCTACATAATGGTAACGTTTGTGAAACTGATGACGCTATGTTTTGCGAATATTATGAAGAATATTACTATTGTGAAGACGTGACGGAAGTTAACATTTATAGAAGTACCGCATATTATTCTATGCGTGCAATCGAAAACGGTAGTTTTTATGAGTATAATGGCAGTTATTACGATTTTGATGCATTAAATTACAACGATTTAAGATACGTTCAGGATTGGGAGAGAATAATCCCGCTCGACGCAGCATACTACAACGAAAACGACGGCGAATATTACGGCGAGCCACAAGATAACGAGAGTTATACGAGAAGTTACCATAACGGAAGCTATAAAAGCCAGAATTTTGATAATAAAAGCCCGTTCAAAATAGGTTTTGAGATTGAAAAAGAGGACAAAGATATTTTAGAATCAATTTACATTGATAGCTTCGAAGAAGAAACAGGCCATTTATGGAGAAAAGAAACCGACGGAAGCCTAGATAGTTATTCGGGTTTTGAGTTAATTAGTCCCACTTTTGAGTTGGATATAGACAAAATTTTTAACCTTATAGAATCGAATAATACACTTTTAGACCACATAAATGCAAAGTTTGGCTATTCTTGTGGAGGGCATATAAATTTGAGTAAAAACGGTTTGTCAGGTAACGAGTTTTTTGACCTTGTAAAAGGTTATACACCTTTATTTTATTCGTTATATTACGGTAGAGTTGACAAAACATACTCAAAAGGCAAAAGTAACCAAGATTTGAAAAATGAAAATCAAAAATACCAAGCTATCAAAATTCACGATAATAGGGTAGAATTTCGTATAATTTCGGCAGTTGTCAACGTTACTACTTTAAAGTGGCGCACAAAGTTAATGCAGTTAATTTGTGAGAATCCCACCGATAGTGTAATAAAGGCATATTTCAATATCGAAACGGTTTTCGCTCCTTTAATTGCGGAAATGTACCCAACGGTTGAAAAGTTGGAAAAGTTGAAAAACAGAATAAAAGAGAATACTTTAAAATTTGAAAATATAACACTTTAAAAAATAGAAATTATGTGCATAGCAATATTAAACAAAAAGACAAAATTAAGCGAAAATAGTATTTATAATTCTTGGCAAAATAACGAAATGGGCGGGGGTTTATTATATAATCAAAACGGAAAATTAAAGGTATTTAAAACCTATAAGTACAACGATTTTTTAAACGAATATAATAATTTGAGGAATCAAAAAAATGTAGGTGCAATCGTTTTGCATTTTAGAATAGCGACAAGCGGAATCGACGGAATTGAAAACATACACCCCTTCAAAGTTAATGATAATTTAGGCTTCGTGCATAATGGAGTTATAAGCGGACTTGGAAATGTTAAACATTCGGATACGTTCCAATTTAACGAAATTTTACAAGGTTTCAAACACGATTTTATAAAATGCAAAACGTCTAAAATGTTTATTAATGAATATATAGGGACTTATAACAAATTAATATTTTTAGACAATTTAGGTTACTATACAATCATAAACGAATCGGCGGGGCATTGGGATAAGTTAGGCAATTGGTATTCGAACGACAGTTATAAAAAAGTCAATACTTATGTTTATGCGGGTAACAAAAAGGTTTACAAGACTAACTATATAAAAGACGATCACTACCTTGACGAGTGGGATAATTTTAACGATGAAGAAAACTATTGGGATATATTTGAGGAAGTTTGCAAAGTTTATGGTTTAAACCCTATGAATGTATCGAGCGACAAAGAAATAGAATACTTTATAGGAATGAATAACTGTACAGATATATATAGCTTACACAAACTTTTAACAATTGAAGAAAATGCATAATAAGAAAACGAATGAAGCCCTCGCCTTCCTAATAGCTTTTATAGTGATAGGCGCAATCTATTTAATATTGAACATACTTTTAAACCTTTGCGAATTAATTACAAACTAAGGAACTGATCCAAGAATGCACAAAGCGGTAGGAGTTGACAAAAAAACACAACCGCAACCGCTTACATTTTTCACGTAACGTATAAAAAAACTTTGTAAGAGTAAAATTTTACAGAGTTTTTTTTGTGGCAGATCCTGATGAGGCAGATCCTGATGAGGCAGATCCTGATGAGGCAGATCCTGATGAGGCAGATCCTGATGAGGCAGATCCTGATGAGGCAGATCCTG